GAGGCCTGACAGGGTGGTGATAAACGTGTCGGCAACAGGAGCAATCGGCTCCAGAGACAGGCTAACCATCATGTAGGCCCCATCGCCCACTGGCATCGGTTCGCGAACGGAATAGGCTGCGCCATCGACCTGCAGCAGGTCGCCGTAGCGGAGGGCTGAGAAAATTGAGCTTTTAAGGCGTACTGCGTAATCGACACTGATAACATTTCCACCAAATATAAGCTGAGCATTCTTATCAAGAATACCGCTACTAGAAATGGCGCCCCAGATCACTGGGACGCCAAAGCCGTCTTCATTGAGGAAGTCGAAATCCTCCTCGAACGCCATCAGTCGCCATCCTGGGCTTTGCCCTTGGCAGCGGCATGAAACGCCTCGATGACACCTAGTGCCACCAGTGTGGCGGCATCATCAGCGGGCAGGGTCAACTCCTGCCCCTCGTCATATCGGACCCCGTCATGCTCGACGGGGCCAGCGATCACAATGTGTTTAGCCATGATCAAGCGACGATGTTTTGGAAGAAGTAACCTACATCACTAGCTGCGATGATCTCGTTTACCGATTCGCCGACCCGCACACGCTGTGCGCCACGTAGACCCACTTTGGGCTCGGGGATGCTGCCGCTCACCCGGTTGCCATACTCGGCCGTATAGCCGAATGTGACTGCGTTGCCGCGAACCGTGGCGATTGGGTTCTGGTGCAGGAACGCCATGTGTTTACCCCACACGCGGGACAGGGTTGCATCCTGACCAGGCTTGGCGGTGTTCACCCAGCTTTCCCCGACCAGAATCTGATCAAGCTCCAGCAGATCAGCCACGGCCTGCAGGGACGCCGGAGCGCCTTGGCCGTTGACCGTCAGGGTGTTGCCGGTGCTGGAGGGGGCAAGCGATGCGGTGATCTTGGGATGCACGCGCAGCTTGGACCACGCCAAGCGGCCAATGACAGCCACATTTGGCCGCATCAACATGCCATCCAAGGCGCCCATGATGGCGGGATAGGGGTCGGAGTTGGTGTAATCGGACCACTGCGAAGTACCGCTAAGAGTTGTGCGGTTAGCAGCAGGATACGTGTTGAGGCTAAACACCAGGTCAGCCACCCGTTTTTCGCGATCTAGGGCGATCAGCTCGGACACGCCTTCAACGGCGCGGCCAATCGGGTCATAGCCAGGAGGTGCCGCGTCAACGTCATCGTTGGGCACCAAGTCGTCAAGGCCGTAATCCCTGACAAAACCGGCAGTCTCGGTGCCGCCAAACTGCACTTCGTTTGGAACGCCTTTGCGGCCCACCATCGTTTCAGGGATGGTGAACATTTCGTTTTTGTTGAACAGCTGCCACTTGAACTCACGGCTGCCAACCGTAGTTCGTGGCAAGACTTGATCAGCGATATACGCTCGATTGGTGTAAGCAAGAGCGATTGCTGTTAGCTCTTGCTGGATCGGAAATGGATAATTCTGATAGGACATTGGTGGTTACCTCAGGGGAGAATTTGTCAGCCCTGGAAAGATCCAGGAACAAGGAGAACAGGGGCCTTGTCCCCTGAGACGGCGCTGGCCATTGCAATGCCAGCGGTTCGCACATTGGCGCCGGCTGAAGCGGCTGCAGTAATAGCCTTGCCGTTGGCATCGCTCATCACCTGCGCACCACGCGTAACGGTTCCGCCGAAATCAACGGTGACGATCCCGTCGAGAATGGCATCAAACCGCTCACCAGATGCGCAGCCAACGTCATCGGAGGCGCCAACAACAAAATCAGCAGCGGCGGCAGCCTGGACCATGGTTCGATCGTCGGCGCCGAACTTGATGAACCGATTTGGGGCAACAGCGGCGCCGGCCTGAAAAGCCTTGGTTAGGCCTTGATTACGGAGAGACATGATGGTGTCGCGTCAGGTGGTGAGTTCGCGCCGGGCCTGGGCCACAGCATCGGTTGCGGAGATCGTCCGGCCTGCGGCTCTGGCCTGGTCCGTGATCTCGCGGGCGCGAGCCGCCAACTCGTGAGCGGTCGGCTCGGGCTTGGATGGCTTGACGGACTCCAGCCCGGCATCTGGGGCCGACGCGTAGGGAACCGGTGGGGGAGCCTCTGCCAGTCGCACAGCGGCACTGTTGGCCTGGGCCTGGCGCTCTGCAGCCAGAATGGCTACGGCAGCCTCAGGGCCGGTGGTGTGACCATCAGCGGCGAACCGCTCAATGAGCGCTTCATGGCCAGGCAGGGACTGAGATCGAACAGCGGCAATCCGATCGCGCTCGGAAACGGCACCTTCAGCACGCAGCACAGCCGCGGCTTCAGGGTTCTGGGCCGACCACTCGGAGGCCAGTTGGCTAGGGGTTTGGGGAGAATCCATGGAGGATGCAACAGGGAACCGTGTGCGCCCGCTAGTGCTGACGCTGGATAGTTGACTGATTAACTCTTCCAGGCTAGTGATTTGATCGGCTAAGCCGGCATCAATAGCCTGCTGACCGATAAACATTCGACCATCGGCCATGCGCTGCAGCACGTCGGCTTCGGTTGTTCCGCGATAGGCGGCAATATCAGCGACAAAAAGCGAATACAGATAATCCACTTGCGCTTGCATCATTGCCTGACCTGTTTCGGTCAGCGGTCCGAACTGACTTGCGGCGCGTTTGTATTTACCGGCTACGATTTCGGTCGTCTTAATCCCCATGTCTTTTTCGCGCTGGCTCACATCTACGTGAGTGGCCACGACACCAATAGAACCAATCTGCGATGTCTGGGAATCAAGGGCCACCAGGTCGGACGCCGACCCGATCCAGACGCCAGCGCTAGCCATGGCACCCTGGACCAGGGTTGCAATCGGCTTGATGCCTCGCACGGCCCGGACTGCGGACGCGGCAGCCTGCGTGCCGGCAACAGTCCCGCCTGGTGTGTCCGCCAGGATGATGATGGATTGCACGGCGGAGTCAGCTGCGGCAGATCGAACATCAGCGGCAAACATCTCTGTCGAGGTGCCCCCGCTCATGTTGCTCATCAGGTTCATCCGCTGCCCCAGGACGCCACGCAGAGGAATCAGCGCGGTGCCGTTGACCACCTCGTAAGACTGCTGGTCGTTGACCATGGGCCGACCCATGCGTGCCTCAATGGCCTGCAGGTCCACATCTTCGCCTCTGGCCCTGGCGCAGTAGATCGCCTGGATCTCCTCCAGCTTGGTGGGCAGGATGGCCCACGGTGAGTTGAGAACGTCAAGAACAGTCATGGCATCATGCTAGGGAAAGCTGCAGCTGAGAAGAATCAGATTCATCTAAGTCTTCCGAATCATCGGATTGATCTGGTTCTTCCTGTTGACCCACAGATTTTGTGGTGGGAGTTTCCGTGCCTACGGGTTCCTCCAACCCATAACGCTTGCGCTCCCGAACCTCGCGCGCGCGTTGCCTGAGCTTTTGCTCCCAATCACCACCGTCATAAGCGACGATTTCTTCAGCCTGAGTTGTTTGACCGATCTCAATTCGTTTCTCTGCTGCAGTGGCTTCCTTCAGTGGATCAAGGGCGCCAGGGCCATCACCGCACCAGCTAGTGCGACACCACGCAGCGCGGATGAAGGGATCGGAGAAAAATCCAGGGGCATCAATAATGCCGAGCGCTACAGCGTCTGCCAGCCATTCTTCGTAGATCGGCTGACACATCCGACGGGCCAGCCAAGTGCGCTCAATTTTCCACGTACGCCAGGCATCCATCAATGCAGCGCGACTGGCTGAATAGCTGGCGTTGAACGCTTTCGCCAGGATCTCCTTGGGCATGTTTAGGCCAATGCTGCAGATATTCAACATTGCCCCAAAGAAAGGATCAAAGTTCGGGTTAGGCCTGCCAGGGCTTGGGCTTGATACGGACTCACCAGGCATAAGGTTGATAGCCTTGCCGCTGTTTATGACACCATCCCATTCTGCTGCTTTTTGTCTTTTGTATATTTGTTCTTCATCGTTAAGAATATCCGTATAAGCCTCTGAATCCATTGTCACAAATAGCGCTAAAGCGGCGCTGTTCACCGCTGCGTCAACTTCCGCATCAGAATACCTTGTAAGTTGCTTGATTGTTGCAATGATTGGATCAAGAATAGGCAGGCCTCTTGTCTGACCCGGACGCTTTATTTTCTTGAGATGCAACAGATTGCGGCGACCTGAAGCCGACAAAAAATCTATAGGCGTCCATTCATTAGCCGAACCGGGAATAATTTTTCCAGGATGATACTTGGCAACATGAGCCCGCAATGGTTCGCCATCAATGGCACGCTCAATACCATCAACTAAAGTACCGGCATTTATTCTGCCGTTTGGATTGCTGACGCGATCAGCTTCTATGATTTGCGTTGCCAGCCTGAATGGCCATCCTTGCCGAGATTTACCAGCAAGCAATACGAAAGAATCCCCGGATACATCATGCGACCTTAGCGCCAGTTCTTGCTGTTCATAAAAGTTCAATTCTCCATGCACATCAGCAAAAGGCGATTCTGCCCACATCGAAAACCGCCGTTCTGTAAACGATTGCCAAGCGCTGGCTTGATCATCTGTTAAGCCCAGCTCTTCAGCATCAATTCTGCTCTGCAGGTTGATGCCTGCAGCGACAATGTAAGAGCACCGTGTAGAGATAGCCCCCGTTGCTACCGGTGCGGTTCGCTCCAGATCACGCGAAAACGCACGCAGGTCAGCCAGTTCATACTGAGCAACGCCATCAGCATCTAGCAACTGAGGGCGCCACATCGAAAACCGCGGCGATTGCGCCATTCGGCTTGAGCCCGTCATGCCGCCAAACGCCATGGCCCCAGCATTGGCAAACATTGCCGGCCTGTACGGCGGCTGCTTCGGTGGCTTCTTGCGCTTGGCCATCACCAGTTAGGCCTGATTGCGAGAGACCGACCGCGACCGCTGTTTGCAGCGCTTAGGCGCTTGACCTCAGCATCCCAGTACTTGATCCCCTCCCTGATCTGAGCGATATTGGCACGGGTTAATGACCGGTCGCCAATGCTGTACTGCTGCCCAGTCAATACCTTGGCCTCTGCGTCCAGGTACTGCTGCAGTCGCTCTGTTGCAATTGCGAGGCTGATTCCGCTCATGGTTACAGGCTAGTAATTTTCAGCCACGGCGAGCAAAGCAATTTCCAGTCCTGGCGCTCCCCTTCAGCTGCGCCTCCAGTTGATCCCACATTGTCGCGCGGTTGTAGCGCCGGGCCACCAGCTGCAGGGCCGCGTAGGCGTAGCGGGTGCAGTCGCCACCCTCGTCATGCTCGCCCTGCGGGAGGAACCATTCGTACTGGGTAAACCCTTTCACCATCCGGGGCCGGCGCTTCCACGGGAATAGCTCCGCCAGGAACTGATCAGTTGAGGCCTCGCCCAGGTGCAAGTATCCCGGACCCGGTGTGTCGCTCCGTAGGCGGCCCTGCAGGTGCGCCATGCTGGTGTCGGTGCCGATCGGATACAGCAGCACCGAATGCCGTTGGATCGCCTGATTTTTGCGGTTGATGTCTACGGCCTGGCCCTTGCCGATGATGGCCTTGCCGCTCTGGCTGCCGCCCTTGACCGGCACCCATTTCCCGCGAGTACGGCA